GTTAGTTGGCTTGTTGAGACCCGTCCGTATGTCGTCCAGTATCTCTGTGTTACGAGCGAGGACAGCCGAGTAGCTAGCCATCTCCCGCTCCAAGTGACCTATACGGCGCTCCAGTTCCACTACGTCTTGGCGTCGCTCCACAAACACCTCTTCTGTCTGATTATCTTCCATTTTTAATAATCTTAGCTATCTTCTCACCGGAGCGGCCTAACACATAACCACCGAGGCCAAGCTGTAGTAAGTTCCACAGGTTCTCGTGATCTGCTGGGGTCATCCCCTCTGGTGAAACACCGAAGTACCGAGAGACCACGAGGCCCGTAAAGGTCAACATAACAATAGGTCGCCACGTTGCGGTAACCCAATGCTCACTCTGTGCCTCTGAGTTAACAATCTTAGCTCTGTTGTTCAGGGCGTCTTTCTCGTAGTCAAACACACGCTGCATAGCGGCTGCTTGTACGTCTAGCAGGTGTCCTTTAGCCTTCAGCTTTTCCTCTTCGGACGTATGTAACTCGTCTACTAGCTCCGCTGCTGGCTTAAAGATACCTGCGATTAACTCAACGATTCCCATTGTCATCTCTACCTATTCCTTAGAGGCCCTCTAGGAGCCTGCCTAGAGCTTCTTCGTCCTAGCATTCTGTCAGGCCGCTTAGATTCATCCCTTGAAGCAGCGCCGGTTATAAGACCACCTACAGCAGCAGGGGCATAGTCCTGAGGCTTAGTCCGTGGAATTGGTGTCTTGTTGATGGCCTGAGCCGTCTGAGTCAGCAACCCTTGAGGCGTAGCGCTCCTAGGTGCAGCCCCTGTTGTCTCTTGTAGCTTAGCCTGATAGTCCTGCTTTCGGGTATCCTTAGCAGACTTAGGCTTCTTCGGGTTCGCGTTGAACACGTTGTAACCATTAGGGACAGCGACAGATACAATACGCTTATCGCCGGGGGCTACAAAACCAAATAGGTCGTTTTCATCGTTCAGTACATGGACAAAGTTACCCTTAGCGTCTACCATAAACTGATCGTTAACACCGCCTAAGCCCTTAGCAGCAGACTTGTGTGAGCCTTGGAAGTACACACGACCATCCTGTACGTCCATCTTCTCTTTGATGCTCTCGACACGGGCAGCTAAACGTGAGAACTTTTCTTTCTGCGGTTTCGTCAGCTTCTTCCCAGTCTCTACCATGCTCTTGTACCGATAGTAGTCCTTTATGTTCTTAGACGCAACGGAAGAGTCTTCCTTAGGCTTATACTTAGAGGACTCCGTTAGCTTGTAGATGTATTTATCTAGCTTACTAGCGGCCTCTCCTGTTGAAGCCCTGACTAAACTCCTGTCTGCCAGCTTCGACATAGCGGCAAACTCTACTAGCTCGTCCTGACTAAACTCTGTCTTGTCTGGGTAGTACTTACGGATAGAGTCCCTAGCGTTATACATGGCTGTGGCCTCCTTAGACGGGCCACGTAAGCTCTCCTTAGCAACGTCAGAGAATGCTGTAGGGTTCCTGACGATCATTATTACATCTTCATCTGGGGCTATCTTCTGTGCCGCCTTGATCCGATCTACCATACGATCCATAACAGGCATCTGTACGTCTATGCCGTTGGCCTCAAGCGGCTTACTCTTTTGAAAGGCAGTCTTCATTGTCTCTGAGTCTAGCTTACCGATAGCCTCAGCCTGTATGTTTTCAAACTGCTTTACGATGCCCTTAGTGCCTGAGCCTCTCTGAGTACTAATCAGTTGAGTTTGGTCTAGCTGACCCTCTAAGAACGACAGGTCTGAGTTAAACTTACGTATAAAGTCTACGTCTTCCTCTGTTTTGTCTGTCTTTGCCTTAAGCTCGTCGTACTTCTTAATGCGCTCCTCAGAGATAGGCTTAGCTGCTTGCCTGAGGGCCATAGGGGTACCCTCTCGGCGGCTTGCGGCAGCCTTAGGGTTAACTACGTTAAGCGCCGTCTGAGGCCCTGTGACAGCCACAGAAGCCCCCTGACCTGCCTTACCACTACCGTAGAACCAAGGCTGCCTGTTAGACCACTCTAGAGACGCTTGACGCAGGGAACTCTTGGCAGCGCCGGGGATCGCTAGATCCGCTAGGTCTGTGGCGTACCCTATGCGCTTTGCAACGTCAGGGTTCTCATCCAAGTAGTTTAGAGCCGCCTGAGCCGTCTCTGTGTCCATGATACCACGACCAACGGCCCTGAGTCCTTCCTGTACAAACTCAGGCAACACAACGTCAGCCGCTGTTGTTATAACTTCACCCGCAACGTCACCAAAGAGGCCCACGGCGTTTGCAGCGCCTTGGAACATCTGATCCCCGAGACCTATCTCGCCCTGTTGGTAACGCTCTGTTTGTTGCGCGAAGTCTTCCATTCGCTCTAAAGCGTTATTTTGCATACGGCCTAGCATTCCCATTACTTTTCTTCCTCTTCAGCAGGGGCCTGTCTAACGTCGTTCATTAGGTCTACCAGCATTGCCCTGTCTGCCTTTAGACTTTGCACCATGTTCTTGTCAGAGTTATAGACCTTCAGAGCCTTATCAGTAGCCGAGAGTATAGCGGCGTACATCTTAAGCCTGTTAGCCTTAGACATCATACGTGCGGCGGTGTAAATAGCAGCAGCCGAAGCAGCACCACCCGCAACCGCTGGGGCAAAGGGAGCAGACACAGCGGCTGTTGTACCAAAGGTTGCGTACAACGCCAAAGGGGTAGACGGTAGATTACCTATGTCCTTAACCTTAGACCACAAGCGCAGAGGCCCGTTAACAGCCTCACGCATCCGGCCTTCCTTGAGCCTGTCAGAGGCTGACAAAAGGTTGTGCATACGGTCTAGCAGATGGTGTACTTCATCCCCCGGCGTTACCTGCTTAACCTTCTCGTTCAGGAAGGTACGTATGTGTCTACCTGCGACATTCTTGGCAGACTCAATAGTAGGATCAAAGACCTTACCGTTGCCTCCTGCGTTAAGGAACTTATCAAACTCACGACGTACTTCTAGCAGGTCTGTAGGTGTTACCTTACCCTTTTTAGCTCTCTCTTCCAGTATTGTTATAACCGAGTCTGTAAACTCTGTGGCCTTCTTCTGAGCCTCTGTGTTGAGCAACTTAAACGAAGGCTCTTGAGCTAACTCCGTGAGATGCTCGTTAAGCTCCTCGTTGATGTCCCCTAACTCCATCTTAGATGGGTTATCCTTGAGGTACTTCCTAAGCTCTGCGTCAGACTTTTCTATCTCTTCCTTAGCTTTCCAAGCGTTCCAAGTATAGCTACGTTTAGGGTCTATGTTGTCTACAGTTCCTAGCGTAAGGTTGATGGTGTCTTCTCGTTCGCTAGGGATGTACTTCTTAGACCTAAAGTACCCTTCCTCAATTACTTCACCCTCGCCCTCTAGGTTGTCAGGGTTCATCATACGTTCGATGCCTTCCTGACGTGTTTCGATAGAGTGCTTGCTTACTTCCTTTTTAGCCTTAAGAGCGTTCTTACTTAGGCTTAGCTGGGGAGTCATAACGGCAGATACATCTACCATGGACTCAAAGCGTTCCGCAGCGGCTGGATTCTTAGTGGCCCAGTCGTCGTAGGCAGCCATGTCGTGTTCTATAGCGTACACAGCGGCTTTACCCACTTCTGTTTCTTTAAACGCATCCCAAAGCTCCGCAGCGCCCTCTCGCACAGCATCGGGTATCACTACGCCTATGTAGCTTCCCGCGATCTCACCTGCGGTACGTGCGGCCTGTGACACAGCCACAGCAGCCTTGTCACTGAGAGTGGCACCGTAGGTCTGCTTGTTCCCGTAGTAGTCAGTCCCTGTCTTTTCTAGTGTCTTAGTTCTGCGGCTGTACTCTGGCATAAACTCTGACAGTACAGAGCCTGTGTCTAGGGCGTCAAACCGCTCTGACACCTGTTGACCGTAGGAGCGCGAAGGCTGCTGAGGTGATGGCGCTGGTGCCTGTGACGACGGAGGCCCTACAGGTACCCACTCGTTGCCAGCTAGGGCTACGGTTTGTCCTGTCTCTGGGTTAGTCGCTGTCTTAGCAGGCACCCAGCTATTGCCGTCAAAGTATACAGTCTCGCCTGTCTCTGGGTTTGTTGCTGTCTGCACTTAAGGACTCCTCTTAGTTGATTCGAAAGCCGGGAGGTGGAGGCGGTGTTCCTCCGCTGCTTTCTTCTATAGGCGCTATAGTAAACGAACTAACTGCGGCTGGGCCTGTTTCCTTAGAGATGCTTGCTTTAGTCTGTCTAAAGATCGACACAGTCTCCGTTAAGGCTCTCTTTCGGATTCTCAGGAGATTCTCAAGGGCCTCTGCCTGAACAGTGATGTCGCCACCCGAGCCAATCTTAGCGTACTCTCGGTCAGCGTCCGACAGGCCTGTGCCTGAACCAAAGTCTTTAATCTGCTGTGCAACCAGAGTAGCTGCTTCTGCTATGTAGTTTTCAGCATTGGTCACCTGCGGGTCGTAGGGCATACCCAGAGCTTCTCCGACCTTCCTGAGGCCTAGCTCTAAGTTAGCTCCGATACCTGTAGGCATACCGCCGATACGCTCTAGCTGCCTGTTGATTACGTTGATGTTCTTGGCTGCCTCATCTGCCTTCTCGTAGAGGCTCACGAAGTTATCTACGTTAGCTTCTGCCAGTTTCTCTGTCATCTTACCGCCAACGTCAATGACCTTCTGGACATTCGGCGCGGCCTGCTGAATGCCTAGTTTGCTAGGGCTAGTCCAAGACTGGCTTTCTTCGTCGTAAACCTGTCCGTAGTTGTTGACCCTGTAGGCCTTGATGTTTCCTTTGTCGTCCTGCCAACCCTCAAGGTCTCCCTCTTGACCAGAGATAATCTGATTAAAGGTCTCGTCGTCTGCTTTGCCTAGTTCCATTTCCTTAAACTGCTTCTGGCTTATCCCAGCGGCCTTGGCTAGCTGAGCGCGTACAGCAGGGGACTGAGAAGGTAGCTGCTTAAGCTCTCGCTCTCGTAGGTCTTTAGCAATATCCTGTAGTTTGTCGGGGTCAGTAGTAGTCCGTGCGTTTTTAGCCACTTCGGGCAAGCCCAGTGCTGTCGCACGTTGTGCTAATACTTCCTGTTGGGAAGCGAGTGCTACTTTGTTCTGCTGGCTGACGGTTGCTTTTTGAGCCATCTCCGCTAACTTTACTGCCTGATCTGTCATACCTAGCTTGTTAAGCATCTGTGCGCTGCTCAGGAGACCCTCTGGGCTGTTCTCAGCAACGGCTAAGTTAACACCCTCCATTACTTTCTTAAGTTCCTCTTCCTTACGCTTAGCCTGAAGGTTGTCACGGAGAGCCAGAGGCGCACTGCCTAGCTGTCCTACAGACCTCCCCGCTTCCGTCAGAGCGCCCATGTATCCCGGGTTTGTTAAACTCTGTATTAATCCTCCACAGAACCAAAGAGTCCATCAGAGGCTCCTCCGAGCATTCCAGCACCTAAGCCTCCAATGAGGTTCGCCTGTCCCAGACGTGCCCCTAGGAGAGCCTCTAGGCCGCTCATACCAGCCTCGCCGTACAGAGAAGCCCCTGTTAGCTGACCCTGTTGTGCTAGAGACGCAAGGTTCTGAGCAGGTTGAGTAGCGTTCAACAGCATAGCCTGAGGTGTGTACATACCCTGTAAGGAAGACATACCCATCTGCTGATTCTGTAGCCTCTCCTGCTGCGTCTGTTGCATCGCTTGGAAAGCAGCGGTGTTCTTAGCCTCTTCCTGTGCCTTAGCCATCGCCAGCTGCTCAGGGGTACCACCAAAGGCGCTAGTACGCACACCTAAGCGTCCTTGTCCCGCCAAGCGGTTCTCCAAGGATAGCCGCTGTCGTTCTTCTTCAGGCTGTTGCATTGCCCTGTAAGCGTCATATATTTCCTGCTGACGCGCACCTTGGTCTGCACCAGCGGCGGTAAAGTAACTACCCGCCTGTGTCCCTAGCTGGTTCATAAGGCGTTGCTCAGTCTCGCTGAGTCCCATGGTGTACCCACCCTCAGCATTAGGGTTAAACGTAGCACCTGTGGCCGTCGTGAGAGAGAAAGGCTTAAACTTTGTCTGGTCTAGGGCCTCTTGTGCAAAGCCGTAAGCGCCTTGGAACGCTTGCTCCCCTGCGGCACCTAGGTCAGTGTAAGCCTGATTAACTAAGTCAGAACCCTCGCCTGCCGTATAAATACTCCCCAGCAGCCCCAGCCCACTTAAAAGTGTGTCTATCCCTGAGTAACTTTCCGCCATTATAGTAACCTTCCTATCAGTGCTAATACGTTAATTTCTTGAAGCGACACAGGGTTGTCGTTCACGTCTACTTCAAATCCAATAATAATAACTTCACCGCTTCCGTTGGCGTTGATTGCCTTACGGGTAGTAATAGTACCGCTTGAGTATTGACCAACGGTGTACTCAGCCTCGTTAAAGAAAGACACACTCTGGCTTCCCACTTGGAACGACGCTTTCTTAGAAAAAGCCTCAAAGTCGTAGGCCCACGTTAGTGTAACTGACTCGCTGTTAGCCCCAACAACTGTCGGCTTAATCTTCTTAAGCATCTTAACTCTAGAGGAATCACCAAAGGATAGCCCCGGAGACTCGTAACGGAAACGGTACGTGCTTTGGTTGTCTAAGTATCCTTCGTAAGTACAGATGCCGTCACTCGTGCCAATATAGAGTTTACCGTCATCTTCGTCCCTGAAAAAACACGAGAAGTTGGTGGAAGGCCAGCGAGTAACCCTGAAGGCTCTGTTTTCTAACTCACCCCTCAAGTCAAAACAGTAGATAGTTTTTTGACCTACGAAGTTAATCAAGTAGAATTGTTCTTCAGGTGAATACACACTCCTGTAAGACTCAATCTCTGTGTTAAGCAGGCTAGTTATCTGGCGCTTAACGTTACGTGAGCGGTCAGTCAGAGGCATAGACTTTTCTTGTATAGTCCTAGCAAAACTCTTGAGGCCCGTCTGAGACACAAACAGCATATCTGTACCTGTGTACTGCACAGTGTCTCTGTTTACGCACCCTACGCCGCTTACAGTGTCCTGAAGCACCATAGTCGCTGGGTCTGTGGCCCCTTGGTACACAACAATAGAGTGTTCACCTAGTATGATTAGGAAGTTATTGTGGGCACCTAGGGCTACAATCCTGTCGTACCCCTGAGGCCACACATCAGAGATGTCGATAGATCCTGAGCTACCGCCTGTCCACGCTACGCCGTTAAGCAAGTCACTCCAGTATATAGTGTTCTTGTCTCCGCTTACGTCTGCTGTCCAGAGCCTACCAAAGGCCGCTAGAACTTCGTTGCCGTACATAGCCGCAGTAACGTTAGAAGCACTAGGCACAGACGACATAGGCGTAACGGCACCTAATGTGTCGTTGTACACCAGAGGCTCGTGGCCTTTCTGGAAGAAGTAAAGAGATTCGTTAAAGTTTACCAGCTTCCAGTCATCATCGGATATTGTGTAACCCGCAGGTGTCTCATCTACAAGTGTCGTTGTACCAGAGAAGATCTTGTTGTTGCCTACGGAAAAGAACTTACTGTTTCGTGCGTCATCTCGGTACTTTTCAATAGCCCTAATCTTGCCCGATCCTAACGCGGTCTTGTCAGTGGTAGTAACCACGTATCCCTTACGTGCTGCAATACGACCACTTTGGTCAATAATAGCGTTATCAGCCACCTCAGCATACGAAGGCTCCTGAGCCAGAGGGGAGTCCTCTAGGTTCAGGCCCTTGAACGCGGGAGCTACTAAGTTAATACTCTGTAATTGAGAAGCCATTAGGGTGTGTACCAGATAGTTTCTTCGGGGTGCCTCGCTGCGTCAATAGCGATAGCGTCGTTAAGATAGTTCTTAGCGGCAGCAAAGTATTCCTGTGTAGTCATTCCGCCTACTTCTCCCCGCTCCCTAGCGGCATAAGCCAAAGCGAGGTGTAACACAGGGAGGTGAGGAATAACCACAACGTCAGTGTTGTTAGTTAACGTAGCGCCACGAAGAGTTGTGTCAAACCTAATGCTGTACGCGGCGTCTGGGGTTGGGTACAGGAGAACCTGAGCATCCCCGTTAACGTCAACACCGTTAAACGTGTAGTACAGAGGAGAGCCTTCTAGGGTGCCACCTTCGCGTGTATAAAGCCGCTCTTCAAACCACTGCCTAGGACGATACTGAAGCACTGTGTTGCTTGTGTCGTTAACTGCGTTCAGTAACTTAGACTTGTCAGTAAACCCTGTAATAGGCAAAGTATTAACTGAAGCTGTGGTTGACTCTGTAACCACTGAACGTAACTGAGACCAGTCCCAAGCTGACTCAATCTGATCCTTTGCGTCATTAACAAAATCCCCAATAAGCTGAGAGTAATCTGTAGAAGTTACGTTAGATACCGCAGGCTCACGCAGGCGTCTTAGTACGCCATTGACTAATTCTAGGTAGGTCATCGATTAAGCGCCCTCTTAGTAATCATTGTTAGCTCTTCCATGTAATCTTTAAGCGGTGTTAATTTAGGAGGTGTGATCTGCATAGGTGCGTACTCAACGCCAGCCATAAACGGATCAAAGTCAGCTTTGTATCCTCTGCCCGACACAAGACTACTGCCGCCGCCTCCAGAGATAATACTCTGTATAGTAGAGATAGGGTCTTCAGGTGTCTCTGTGCCCGTCACAGGCGTCTCTATGCCTGCTAGGGGGTCATCTAAGGTCGTTGAGCCAGTCACAACAGACTCTAGCTCAACTTCTGCTAGAGGATCATCAAACTCCCCTGTAGCGGCTGCTTCTACTTCGTTTACCGTTGTGTCTATGGAGTCTACGCCGTCAAACTCTGAATCAAAAACGTCATCTTTTATTACGTCAGAAGTAACAACTTCAGACTCAGAGCCATTTATTACTGGGTCAGCCTCATCAAAGTTAAATACACCGTCAGGGCCTTCGGTAACCGGAGTAGGGCCTTCGGTAACCGGAGTAGGGCCT